AGTTACTTTGGTTATGCGTATTTGAAGTTTGTAATTTCAAATCAAGATGACGCAGAAGAAGCATTAGAAGCAGTAAAACAGTATAGACTTGCAGGTTTTGACGGTCCTGTATACTTTATGCCCGTGGGCGGAGTAGAGAGTTTATATAGGTTAAATAATAGAGCAGTAGCAGATTTAGCTATGCAAAATGGTTTACGTTATTCGGACCGACTACAGGTCCCGTTGTTTAAAAACGAGTGGGGTACATAATTGCCATTAGATTCTTGGCATATGGGCAAGGGTTATTTTGAAAAAGATCAAGGCCTTAACTATGTCAAAAATTGGAGACTAAAATACTGTATTATTCCAAAACGCTGTTGGTTAACTAAGCGTTGGTGTATGTTCAAGTATATGTATGTTGGCAGTAATTATTTTAACAGCCCAGTAACTGGTGTACATTTTAGAGAATACTATTACGTAGAAGCGAAACAATTTTTATTGTGGAGATTAACTAAGGATTAGAATGAAAGCAACCTGTGTAATTTGTAAAAAACCTATTGACCCGCATTGCCAGTGGTCATCCTGTGTACTGGCTAACAAAATGAAATCAGCACCTAAAGTAAAGTCAAATTACGATGCTGTGAAGAAGAGTCCCGACCATGATAGAAGATTTTACCCAGAATGGGAACAGGAACTAGATCAATTTACTGGAGAACATTAATGTTTGATTTATTCAAGAAGAAAAAGAAACCAGAGAAAACAGAAGCACCTAAGGCTAAAAAGTCTGACAAAGAATTAGCAACAGAAAACAAGGAACCTTGGGTCACTGTTGTTGGTGTTGAAATAGACGCCGATGATCCAGGTAACGGTGCATTTGAACTTGATTGGAATGAATACTTTGTAGCTAAATTAGTGCGAGCAGGATATCAAAAGAAAAAAGAAGATACAGATGCTGAAATAGTCGATCGTTGGTTCCAAGCAGTATGTAAAAATGTACTAGCAGAAAACTACGAACAGTGGGAAGCAAATCAGCCACAGGATGGCCGTGCTAGACAGGTTAATCAAAACGATTTAGGGAACGGTAGAACGGAAGTATCGTGATACTTTACGTAAACGGTGACAGTCATAGTGCTGGAGCTGAAGCAGTAAACGATTATTGTTTTGCAGAAGATGATCCTTTCTTTACAGGTCTAGGTCGTAGACCGCATCCCGAAAACGAACGTGTAAGTTATGGTTGTTTAATAGCAAATGAATTATTTGCGGTTCTACATTGCGATGCAGAATCAGCAAGTAGCAATGATCGTATAATAAGAACTACTCGAGAAGCATTGACTCAATTTACTCCCGATGCAATTATAATTGGTTGGAGTACACACGAACGAGAAGAATGGTTGCACCACGGACGTTATTGGCAAGTCAATGCTGGAGGTGTTGGTTCTGACTGGCCTGAACTAGTAAAAGAAAAATATAAATTTTACATCGCTGGAATAGATTGGGCTGAATGTGAAAAACGTGAACATGAAAAAATTTGGGAATTCCACAAAGAGTTACAAGATTTAAAAATACCACATTTATTCTTTAATAGTTTTAGCAACTTCTCAAATCAGCCAAAAAAAGATTGGGGAGATTATTTTATTGAACCATACGATCCAGAAATGAGCTATTATAACTATCTTAAGAATCAAGGATTTACAGCACTTCCAAGTTATCATTATAGAGCAGATGGACATCGTAAATGGGCAGAATTTCTGCTACCGCACTTGACTCGTCTATTATAATATGCTAATATTATTGTATGAAATATCTGATTGTAGACACAGCAAATACATTCTTTCGTGCTCGACACAGCGCAAGCCGTCAGAGCGACACTTGGGATAAACTTGGCTTTGCCGTACACGTTACCTTATCTAGTGTAAACAAGGCGTGGCGTGATCATAAGGCAGATCACGTTGTTTTCTGTTTAGAAGGACGTAGTTGGCGCAAAGACTTTTACGAGCCTTACAAGAAGAATAGAGTTGTAGCAAGACAAGCGTTAACAGAAGCAGAAGCGGAAGAAGATAAGTTGTTCTGGGAAGCATTTGATTCGCTTAAACAGTTCTTAGACGAAAAGACTAACACCACAGTATTGCGTCACGAGAACTTAGAAGCAGATGATTTGATCGCAGGTTGGATACAATCGCACCCAGATGATGAACACATTATTGTCAGCAGTGATACCGACTTTCATCAACTGTTGGCCAGTAATGTAAAGCAGTACAATGGTGTTGCAGATGAACTGCACACACTGGAAGGTATATTCGATAAAAAAGGTAAATTGGTAATCGATAAGAAAACTAAAGAGCCTAAGAAGATTCCTAACCCAGAGTGGATCCTGTTTGAAAAGTGTATGCGTGGTGATCCCACAGACAATGTGTTTAGTGCATATCCAGGTGTTAGAACTAAAGGTAGCAAAAACAAAGTTGGTTTATTAGAAGCATTTGAAGATAGAAACAAAAAAGGATTTAACTGGAACAATCTAATGCTACAGCGTTGGATGGATCATAACGGAGAAGAACATCGTGTTTTGGACGATTACGAACGTAATAGAATACTTGTTGATTTATCTGCACAACCAGAAGATGTTAAGGCGCAGATAGCCACAACAATAGCAGAAGGTAGTACAAAGAAAAGTCGCCCTATGGTAGGCGCACAATTTTTAAAATTCTGTGGCAAGTACGAACTGAATAGACTCAGTGAGCATAGTCAGCAGTACGCAGAATTTTTAGGAGCGGAGTATCCAGCATGACAGAGCTAATAGCAAAACCCGTAATTAAAAACAAATATTGGGTTGTTGAACAGTCAGGTAAAAAGATTGCTACTATCCAAGCAGTAGAGGATGGTGGCTTTGTCTACGTTCACAACGAACGTAGAGAGCGTTTTACCAGTGTAAAAGTTCTTGGCAAAAAATATAACATACAGTTCAACCCAGTTGAAAAGAAAACAAAAACAGATATAAAAGAAGTATATGGTTTTCCTGCTACAGGTAGAACATACAACGAAGTTTATGATGTAAAACATAAAGTAGCGGTGTTTACAAAACTGCCAAAGTCACGCAGTCATTATTGTGCAGGATACTATCTTGTAAAAACAAATAACAAATGGTCAAAAGTATTTTGTCCCAAGACAATAGTTATCAAACGGTATCCTTACTTCGGTCCATACAAAACAGAAGAGCAGATGTTAGAACAATATAATAAAATAGGAGGCAAAAATGGCGTTTGATGAGCAGGCCTGGACCAGAGAGACTAGCAGTGATCCAATCGAAGTTAACATTACTGATTCAGTGAAGGACTTATTGAGTGGTTATGATTACAATGTTATTATTGTAACAAATACCGCTAGTAATTGTGGTTTTACACCTCAATATGAAGGACTACAAAATCTGTTTGACAAATACTATCAACGTGGTTTATGGGTAGTTGCACAACCAGCAAATAACTTTGCTAATCAAGAACCAGAAAACGATACAAAGATTAAAATATTTTGTAAAACAAACTACGGTGTAAACTTTCCCATATTACCAAAAGCAGATGTTGTTGGTGATAAGCCAACAGAATTATTTAAAGCATTAGCAGAAGCAACTGGCCAACCGCCTAAATGGAATTTTCACAAGTACATCATTACTGGTGATAAAATTTATAGCAGATCACATTTTCAACAAATTGACGAAGACTTTGTGAACTGGATAGAAGGTTTATTATGAGAGATTTCAGCCAATGGTTCACTATTGGATTTTTCCTAGCCGCAGTTAAACTTTGCAGTCCAGCATTAGCACAGGAACTTCCTGCCGACGAGGGTGAAGGTACAGACATTGTAATTAAACAAAAGCCTGTAGAATGCTATACAGCACAGAGCGTAATTGAACAAGCAGATCAAAACGGTTACGAAGTTTTCTGGCAAGGGTCAAATATAAAAGATAACTTTCCAGACAACACCATTGCTATCCTAATTCGTCCCGATCTAAATGCGTGGATGGCATTAGAGATGAATACAGAAGCGGCCTGTATATTAGGATATGGTGGTAACTTTTGGTTGTTTAATCAATTCTATCCAAAACTAGAACCAATTGACGAGGAAACAGAAGATGGAAAAGATCAGTCTAGCAATTAAGAAGTTTAACGATAAAGTAAAACTAATGAATCAGACTGGTAGTAAACAATTAGCACTGACAGTGGAAGAAGCACGTAATTTACACGCTGATATCTATATACTGTTAGCTAATCTAGCTGAAATGCAAGCAAGTGAGCCTGCAGATCAAGTAGTAAATTCAATAAGTGTTGACGGCGGGAGATTTTAATGATTATATACCCAGATTTTTCGCATAAATACAGTATTCAAGGAAACATGAGATGTCTAGACCAAAACCGACGGTTTTGTTAGAGCATGTAAACAAAACTAATTATAAGAGCGACCAGGTCCTCAGCAGTGAGGGAATCTGGGCTGTCTATTATGATAACCGTCCAATCAATCTAAAGACACACAACATACTATTACATTACCCCGGACCAAAATATAAGAAGGTAAGTTTTAGTAATAGTGGACATGCAATAAACCTTTGTAAAAAGCTCAACAACTTGTTTAAAACAGACAAGTTTTCAGTGGTCCTACTGAAAGAAGGTGACCAAATCTTCCCTTAACCAGCTTCAGTACGTTAAGCTATTTTTAAATAAGGGTGGCTATATTGAAGCCAACCTAGACCTATGGCTAAAGGAATGGTTTTGGAACCATCGAAATACAAATAACTTAAGAATAACTCAAAAGTGTTTTAAATATCTAATTAAAATACAATTTCCCATCTACGAAGTAAAACTTCCAGAAAAGCTCAAAAACCGCACTCTAATACAAATGAGCCGTTTGCTCAAGTGTTGCTACTATATCCAAAATTTACAGACAGTTTGGCTTACGGGCGAAGAAGAAACTGTAATGCTCAAACTACATGCAGATAACCTACAGCAATACTTAGATAATCTCTCTTTATAATCAACGACTTACAAGCCCTAAATTAGTACTTGACATTGTCAAAGAATGAGTCTATAATAGTATTTGATAAGTTGATAAAGGAGAAGTTATGTCAGTTACAGAAAATCGGACTGTAAACGTAGAAGAAGCTCGTACTAGAATCAAACGATGCTTTACACTAAAACGCCCTGTATTTTTATGGGGGCCTCCAGGGGTTGGTAAGAGTGATGTGGTAAGCCAGATCACAGACGAATTAGGTGGATATATGATTGACCTTAGACTTGGTCAATTGGATCCAACTGATATTAGGGGTATTCCGTTCTTCAATAAAGAAGCTGGTAAGATGGATTGGGCACCACCAATTGAATTACCAGATGCGGAACTTGCGGCACAATACCCAGTTATTGTGTTGTTCTTGGACGAGATGAATTCGTCCACCCCAGCAGTTCAAGCGGCAGCCTATCAGCTTATCCTGAACAGGCGTGTTGGTAAATATTCT